GTTTCTGTCAAAGTTTGGTATTGCTTGTACTCCAGTCAATCTTGCTCTTGGTTCAAAGTTTTCTATTACATCTTGTATCTTTCTTGCAATGACAGCTGATGTAAGTGGTGTCATTAGTTCAAATAGTAATCCTCTCACATCTCCAGCAATCTCTGGGTGAAAGGGTTTCTCATATGAATTAAGTAAAATAAGATTACGAACAGAACGCTTTACTGCTTCAATATCAGTTACCTTATTCACATCTTTGTTGGACTTCTTACTAAAGAACAAATCCAAATCTCTATACTGTTTTACATTACGACTGATATCATTATTGGCTTGTGCATCTTTGTACGCAGACATACTTTGACTCCTATGTCTTTATTTATACATTAAGTCGTAAGTGACTCTCTTGTTTCATCTTTAAAGTTTGCGTTGTAAACAGTTCCTTGTTCAAACTTAATTTGTATATAAGCATACTGTTCTTTGTTAGGAACAACAATATAATTATCTACATCTTTTGTACCTCTGTTGAGTGTGTAGTTTGTAATAGTAACAGCACCTCCAGCACTGCCTGGCGCTCCATCTTTTTTTAATTTGTCTTTAAGAATAGCTTTAACATAGATGATATTAACAGGTCTAAAAACTTGTATATTAGTGTCTGTGAACCTGTCTACGATATAATAACCTTTGTATCGAACAGAATTAAAAAAACTCCCATCTTTCATTTCAGTTGGTGCAATCATATGTGAAGGTAAAGATGAAGAAACAGATGAACTATCTTTATGTCTTATATCCCATTGTCCTTTTAGATTAGTATAATATTTACCACCAGAAAATGTGCCACCTTTAGGAAGTGCAGTCCATTGTGCATAGGTATACATTGTTTCATCAACTGGTTTATCAAAATATTTTGCAACAGTTGTATCAACAGTTCTAGGTCTTTCCCTTATAGTAACTGTTTCACCAGCATCATTTGTTTCTTCTCTACTGGTAAGATTATCTTTTACTTTTGCAACTTTAATTGGTGTTTGAGCAACATCTTTACTTTTTATTTCAACAGTGGTAGATGCTTTACTATATGCAGTTCCATTTGAAACTGCGTCCACAACTTTTTTTAAATCTGCTTGTACATTTGCAACCTCTGGATTTGCAGTAACCTCTGCAACTTTTTCTGCAACGCCTGGAGCATCTGCCATTAATGTTTCTGCAGCTGCCTCTGCTGCTTCAGTTGCACCATCTGGTAATTTAAAGTTTGGAACTACTGAACAAAGGTCTACACTTGGAGCCCCAGGCAATGATGGTATTGAAGGAGCAACTTGAGATACTAAATTATCTAGACTGACACCAGCACTTGATAAAGAATCACCAAACTGATTGGTAATGGAATCTAATTTAGAACGATACTCTAATAAACCAGATGGTAAAGATAAATTTATATTACTTAGTGCAGTCAGTTCTGCTTGTAAACTTACATCTGGTGCAGAAGGTAATTCTGGTATCATACCTGAAAGACTTGAACTTAATTCTCCTACTTTACTTGATAATGTTGATGCAAGAGCTGATGGGTCAACAGTAAGACTACTTGACAGTGAGTTCTTCAAACTGTCCATCTTCTCCAACACACCGTTTAGGTTTGGACTTGCACCACATATATCTGCTGTTTTAAAATCTGCCATATTATTCTCCTATAATCCTGTCACTTCATCTGTACCAGATGTTCTTGATGGTGATACTGGGTGAACATGGTCAACCTTTCCACCTTCTGCATCAACGAATGTATCTCCGTCAATCTTTTCTTTGAACGCACCAACATAATGATGAGTTGCATCACCACCATACTTGATACCTGTCACACCAGAAATAGTTGTTGCAAGTGAACCATATGATTCTGTTACTGAACCAGATACAGTTTCACTATGAGATGATTCATAAGTTGTAGTTACTGCACCTGATACAGTTTCATTATGAGTTGATTTGTATGTTGTCGTTACTGCACCAACTGAACCAAGGCTAGTATCTCCACCAGACTTGATAGACATGATGCCTGTTGATGTTGATAAAGACATATTGGTTGACGCAGATAGAATCATTTCGTCTGTAGTTGACGCAAACAAAATATCTTTGGTGACAACTGTTCTTTGTGAACCACCCACTGAACGAGTTTCACTTCCACCAATTGTAATGTCAAAGTCTTTACTTGTTCCTGTCTTAGTTGTACCGACAGCACCCTTAACACTATTGACCACATTGAAAGAATGATTACCATTTATTTCTTCTTCAAGATTACCACCACCTTTCTCTGAACCTCTTGCACCAATCTTAACTTGTTCACTCTTGTGTATCTTTCTTGTGTAGTTACCTTCTACCTCTAAAACATAATCACCTTTAACAAGATGATTGTAATTACCTGTAGCTGTTAAATTTACATCACCATTAACAAACACATTATTATTGTCTGCAATGATTTCATAGTTTTTTCCAACTACCTTAACAACTCTTTGTCCGTCTGGGTGTATCTCTTCAAATGTTCCTGTTCTATGATAACGAAGTAATCTTTCTTTGTCTGGAGTATCATCTACCTCCATCACATGACCACTCTCAGATTCAAATACATGATTGTAAGGATACTGAGAAGCTGTGTATGGACTATCCGTTGGTAATGTAGATTTTGCATCTGGTTCATTATAAGTTGCTCTTGTTGCATCAGTCTTTAGAGTATCCGATACAGTTCCTATATTTGGTTTAGTTGCAACAGGGATTTCTAATTGTTGTGCAATTCTTCGTTCAATGAGAGAGGAATGGTCTTCTGACTTCTCACCTCTCCCAAGCATACTTGTGTCTGGTTGTTCTATAGTATGTCCACTTTCTAGGTCGCCTGGGTAAGGCCCATAGGTTGGTGTTCCGACATAATCATCTTGTGTAGATTGTCCACTGCGTGGGTCATTAAAACCTTTAGTGTGGTCAGCAACATCTTGAGGTATGCCAGGCAATGAACCCATAATTATTGGTTGTTGTTTTTCGGTTGCGTCTAAAAAGAAACCAAGAACCCAACTTCCTTCAACAAGAAAAGAGGGAGTGTTCCCTAGTCCTTGCATAGCAGGGTTATCTGTCGATTGCATAACATGGGCCCAAGGCAAATCAGAAGTAGGAAGGTCTTCAAGACTTTCCGTATGATACCCTAAACAACGAACTCGAACTCTTCCCAATTTAGATGGGTCGTTTCTATCTTCCACGACTCCAGTGAACCAGACGAAACCGTCTGCTCCCATAAAATAATTTTCTTTCATAGTCAATACTCCTTACAGAGTATTTAGTCCGTTAATGTAAATCAGGGTCACGTCCAAGTCGTGCTTTTCTTATCTCTTGATACTCTTCAATGTGTAAGTCTACGTCTTTTCCTTGTTCGTTCATTATACTCATTGTATCTTTTGCTTGGTCGTAATCTAAAGAATCATGTAATATCACTTTTTGTATGATGCGATATTTTGTCATAGTGAAGGTTATATAGTGTTTTAAATTTTTAGAAACTAGAAAGATTACCAGCAATCATGATTCTTTCATGGTCGCAAGTATGTTCTGGAACTTCGTGATGTAACCAGCCAGGAAAGATAGTCATGGTACTTACAGTAGGTGTCACACGATAATTTGCGTGAGTAAAGACCAGAGGACTGCATTGCTCACACCCACTGACGCAGTATGTCCAACTCCAAGTGTCAGGCCAGTGCGTATGACTATTGGTGAACTGACCTTTACCGTATATCAATCCCCAAGAGGTAGACACCTTATACTGAGTAGGGTTCTGTGTTCCGTCTTCGTTGGTTCTGGTTGCAAGAGGTATGAGGGACGCAAGACTTATAGCTGCATTACCCAGCATACGAAATGCCTTAGATTGGTGATGCATATCCCAACGAGTCATCAAGCACTGTGCAGAAGGGTTTCGCATTCCCAGTCCATCACCAGCAGTTCGGATATCATCTTCTAGGATACCATTCAACTCATCAACATTCGTCAGAGTTTCCGTATGGACAGGAAAACTTTCATCAAATTTAATCATCATCA